GTATGTATGATGTCATAATGAAAGTTAAAGACCAAGATGGTGAAATGTATGATATTATGAAAGATCCAAGAGGCGGTGAAGATTTAGTTGCTATGAGTAGCAATCCTGAAGAAACAGACGAAGATGGCCCATATGATTTTGATCCAAAAACTATGACAATATTAGGCATGATGTATGGCGACAAAAAAGTTATCAAGGTAGAGGACAAACAAGAAGTAGAAGAGGCACAACCAGAGACGCAAGTTGAACAAGTACAAGAAATTGAAGAAGTAGACGAAGTGGCGGAAAGCATTGCAAAACTAAAGGCAATGGCAGGCGTAGGGTCAAAAGTGAGGAGCAACCACGGCATACATGAAGGCGAACAAGGCTATCAAATAACACCGAGAAGTATAGTGGCAAGACAAATGCGTAAACTACAAGACATACAAAATTCAAAATAAACCAAAATACATAGAAAGAGGCACCATCGCCTCTTTTCTTTTTTTATAATGACAACTCAAAAATACACACTTGATTTAGTAGAGTTTTATATTACAAACGTCTGTAATTTATCATGTACAAATTGTAACAGATTTAATAATTTAAAACTTAAAGGATTTCAAAAGTGGGAAGAATATAAACACAAATATGAAATATTTGCTAACCGATTAGATATCAAGAGACTTTCTATTATAGGTGGCGAACCTTTTTTAAATCCTGATATTTATAATTGGATTCATGGCTTAATAGAGTTATGGCCTAATGGTTCAACACAGATTACCACTAATGGAACAAGGCCACAGGATAAAAGACTTTTGGATACGCTTATAAAATACAAAGGTAAACTTTGGATAGATTATGAATGTCATGACGAAAAATATTATAATGTTTTCCATAATAGTATATTAAAATTTTTTCCAAATTGTAACTATAAAATATTTTGGGATATTGAAAGATGGTCAAGTACATATAATACTATACGAGGTGCTGACTGGCCGTCTGAACCAATTGATATTACTAACGAAAATAATTGGAAATGGTTACAACAAGAATTAAAAGAGATGGGTAATACACTAAACTGGTTTCAATCTAGGATAGAATATTATATAGACAATATTAAATATGCACATCTAGCACCTGCATGGTATTTTAACAATACTGCTATTACAATAAAAGATGACATAATGTATACAGAGGCAAAAAGCAATATGAATAATGCACATAATAATTGTACAATGAGCAAGTGTCATAATTTTGTTAATGGTGAACTATATAAATGTATTACACCTTATACATTATTAGAGGCAGTTAATCAAGAAAATGTTAAAATAAGCCCTCAAGATTATGAATTGTTAAAAAAATATCAACCTCTTACTGTAGAACATAACGATAAAGATTTTAAAAGATTTATAGATAATATTGAAAATCCAATAGATCAATGTAAATTTTGTCCTGAATTTTATACTACTGAAAAGATATCTATTGTAAACAAAAAATCGAAAACAAAACATGAAAAATTTAGTGCTTATAGCAGGTGATAGTTGGGGACAAGGTGAGCTAGACTACCCTGATAATACCAATAAAAATTGGTCACCCATAGGAGACAATATATTACATAGAGGTACTGCTGAGTATCTTACAGGAAAAGGATTTGAAACTTTAAATTTATCTTATCCAGGGGGATCCAATCTACAAGCAATCGATAGGATAAAAAACTTTTTAAATTGTAATCCGACTATAACTAAAAACATATTATGTATAGTATTTTTCTACACCGAATGGTTTAGAGAGATGTGGTATTATAAACAAGATAAAGTTACAAAGGATATTAGTAACGGGTATTGTTACATCAAAGATAAATGGTCATGTGAACCTACTGAGCGATTGACGGCAATAAGCAAATATTATAATATATCTATTAACCTAATTGGTGGATGTAGTGATATTCCATACGAATACCACGATGGATTAAATGTATTATGTCAAAGTGCAGTTAATTATATTATTACAGGAAATAGTAATATAAAAAAACCTGTACTATGTGCATATAATCCTGGATGGTCTGATCCTTTTCTTGAAATTTTAAAACCACATAATTCTATAAAAGATTTAGAAGAATTGACAGTTGATTTGGAATTAGGGAAAAATAGGCTAGATATAATATTTGAACCAGATAATAGTTACAATTACTTCAAGCCAGATGGTGTACATGCTAATAGGAAAGGCCATAAAATTATTACAGATTTATTATTAAAAGAAATTGTTAAACCTTAAAAAAAATTATTGACATGATAAATAAAAATGCATATACTATGTAATATAGTATGTGTATAGGCACATATAAGGCTAATGAACAGGCACATTTAAGGAGAAAAATAATGGCAACATCTTTGGCAGAAATAAGAGCAAAACTTAAATCTCAAGAATCACGCAGTGAGCGTACCGGCGGCGGCGACAACGCAATTTACCCACATTGGAATATACCAGAAGGAGCAACAACAGCAGTTCGTTTCTTGCCTGATGGTGATCCTAACAATACGTGTTTCTGGGCTGAAAGGCTTATGATTCGTTTACCATTTACTGGTGTAAAGAATGATATGAATAGCAAGCCTATAGTAGTACAAGTACCGTGTGTTGAAATGTTTGGTGAAACTTGCCCAATACTTACAGAAGTACGTGGTTGGTTTAAAGATTCAAGTCTTGAGGACATGGGTAGAAAGTATTGGAAGAAACGTAGTTATATCTTTCAAGGGTTTGTAAATGAAAACCCATTGCAAGAAGATTCACCAGAGAATCCAATAAGAAGATTTGCAATATCACCAAGTATCTTTAACTTAATTAAAGATGCACTTATGGATCCAGATATTCAAGAAATGCCAACAGATTACAATGCTGGCTTAGATTTCCGTATTACTAAAACTACAAAAGGACAATATGCAGACTATAGCACAAGTAAATGGGCTAGGAAAGAAACTGCACTATCCGAAGCACAGTTAGCGGCAATCGAAACATATGGTCTGAATACATTATCAGATTTCCTTCCTAAAAAACCTACAGAAGTAGAATTGCAGTGCATTAAAGAAATGTTCGAAGCAAGTGTAGATGGACAACCCTATGATAACGAAAGATGGGGACAATATTATCGTCCATATGGTTTAGATGCTCCAGCAGGTTCCTCAACCTCAAGTACGTCAACTGCTCCAGCAACTACAACACCAACACCTGCTCCGGCAACTCCAGTTGCAGAAACAGTGGCTCCTGCTCCAGTAGCAACACCAGAGGAGATGGGTGCAACACCTACTCCTGCTCCACAAACAGAAACTGTGGCGGCACCTGCGGCTCCAGCAACAGGCGGTGAAAGTAAAAGAGCTGAAGACATTTTAGCAATGATTCGTAATAGACAATCCTAATACATTTATATTGTAAATGCAACAGATAAAACCACTTTGGAGTGAGTTTGGTGATCCAAACTCACTCTCAAAAACAATTCATGTAGTAGATCATTTTTATGGTGTAGATCAAAATTATAGAAATGTATTTTTTGATAAGTTAAAAGGTCAACACACAGTTATTGTAGACACAATCATTCGTGATGAAGTAAAAACTAACTATCCAAATTTAGACTTTAGATTTAGTGCTGATGGTTGTGATAAACTACTGAAAGTTCTCAGTGAATATAGATACAGAGGCACAGGAAACATAAAAAACTTTCTCTGTTGTTTTAATTTATCACCACACATCTCTAGACAACTTTTAGTGGCTCTTTTGTACAATTATGGATTCTTTACAAAAGAATATTGCACAAAAAATTGGATTACAGATAATGATTCACTCGGCGGCATTGTAGCCAATCTTCTTAATAATAACAAAGAGGAAGAGCTGTACAACAAATTTTTTAGATGTGATGAAACGTTTAACAGCAAAAAGTTCGTTTTTGCAGAAAACTTGATAGAGGGACAAGATTTATATCTAGGACATCATAAAAACTTACAAGCATTTGAATCTAAAATAACCCAAAGTTTTTTGAACTTAATAGGAGAAACACTAAGCGAAAGTTATAATCCATTTATAACCGAAAAGGCGTTATATAGTATAGTGACACATGGAATATTTTTAACGTTTGGACAACCTGGTTGGTATAATTTTTATGAAAAAAATCTTGGATTTAAATTGCATAATGATTTATTTGATTATAGTTTTGATAAAATTGAAAATCCAATAAAACGACTTATAAAAATATTTGAAACGATTTCAAAATTCAGTATCCTCAATATAAATGATTTACAAGAGTTGTATTACACACAAAGAGATATATTAGAATATAACTATAACCATTATTTTAGCAAAGACTACCTGAAACATATGAAACAGTTTGACAATATAACAGATATATAGTATAGTAAAAGAATAGGCACACAGGAGATAAACATGGGCAAACCATTTGACGTAAGTAAATTTAGAAAAGATATAACAAAAAGTATAGATGGATTAAGTATTGGCTTTCACGATCCAACAGACTGGGTTAGTACAGGAAGTTATGCATTAAACTATCTAGTAAGTGGTGACTTCCATCGTGGTGTACCTATGGGAAAAGTTACAGTATTTGCAGGAGAATCGGGTGCAGGTAAAAGTTATTTTGCATCAGGTAACATTGTAAAAAATGCACAAGAGCAAGGAATATTTGTTGTACTAATTGATAGTGAGAATGCACTAGATGAAGCATGGCTACAAGCACTGGGTGTAGATACAGACGAGAGTAAGTTACTAAAACTTAGTATGAGTATGATTGATGATGTAGCAAAAACTATCAGCACATTTATGAAAGATTACAAAGCAATGCCAGAAGAAGAAAGACCTAAAGTATTGTTTGTAATTGATAGTTTAGGTATGTTATTAACACCAACAGATGTAGATCAATTTGAAGCAGGTAACATGAAAGGTGATATGGGTAGAAAACCTAAGGCGCTCACTGCACTTGTTCGTAATACAGTAAACATGATTGGTAGTTACAACGTAGGTATGGTGTGTACTAATCATACATATGCTTCGCAAGATATGTTTGACCCAGATGATAAGATATCTGGCGGACAAGGTTTTATATATGCAAGTAGTATTGTTATTGCTATGAGAAAATTGAAACTTAAAGAAGACGAAGAAGGAAATAAAACAACAACTGTAAGTGGTATTAGGGCGGCATGTAAAGTAATGAAAACTAGATATGCAAAGCCGTTTGAAGGCGTACAAGTTAAAATTCCTTATGAAACAGGTATGAACAAATATAGTGGATTACTTGAATTATTTGAAGCAAAAGGATTGCTTACTAAACAAGGCAATCGTTTAAAATATACAACTACTGCCGGTATCGAAATGCTAGAGTTCCGTAAAGGTTGGACTGGTGATAAACTAGAAGCAATCATGCAAGACGTTTCTGTACAAGATGGACTAAGTATAGACGATATATCAGAGGCGAAAGAATACATAGAAGAAAATACATTATCTACGCCATTATCAGAATATGAAGAAATAGAGGAAGAGAATGGAAGCACCAATTAAACTAGTATATGAAATATTAAAACAATATATACCTGCTAAAGAAATGCAAAATGCTACTGATCACTTAGTAGATGATTTGCAAGAAATATTAGATGAAGAAGATCTAATTAAACTAGGCGGGTTAGATGAATACATGAAGAATAGTGTTGAAGAAATACACGGAGTAGAGGACTACGAAATAGATGAAGAAGAATATTAAAATTGTAGTGCCACGTGATGCATATAAGTGGGCAAAAAATTTCAAACGCATACAAGATAGATTCTATGAAAACCGTTATAAATTAAGAAGACTACAACAAATAGAGGATTTTGTAAAACTTAATGGTTTTACGAGTGTATATCACGACGAAGAAGTTTTATTAGATTTAAATATTCCAGTTGTTGCTGATATTACTAAGAGTGATTTAATCTTAGTGACACATCAAGGCTATGGACGTTATCCGTTAACGGGTATTATCAAACAAATACAAGAATGGTTAACTAACTGTGATCATCTTTATTTCTGTATTAATAGGCACTATATTAACATTAATAATCAAAGATTAAATTATAATGTGCCTGATGATTTTCAAAAAGCAATTACGTATTGGTTGCAACATGAGTTACAAAATTGTGTAGTAGTTGATATGAGTAGAGACTATATAGATACAGGTAAGCATTTTACTTGGAGTTGTCCAGATAGACATTACTATATAAGGAAAGTTAGATGAAGTTTATAGAGCATTTTTTAGATTATGAAATGTCTACTATAGACAAATCTATTATTAATAAACACAATTATATAAGGTACAGGCTTGGTCGATTAAAACACAACTTTTGGCTTAAAAGCCGGAAAAGTACTGATACGGTTTACATTGATGCTTATGATAATTTTATTCTAAAAAATTTAAAACCAGGAAAAACTTGTTTTTTTGGAAGTGCTGGTTATTATCTAGATGGTGCAGTAGACCACTTAACAGTTATTGAACAGTTTCCTATAGTTAAGGCATTTTACCCCAAGGCAGTAATTGTAAAAAACCGCAGTGAAATCGTAAATCACTTCCCAAACACATTTGATAATTTTGCAGTGGTTAATAATAGAGCAGATATATGGACGTGTCTTTATGATAGTCCAAATGCTGGATTTGATCTAAATAAACCTAGTATTGAGGATCATGTAAGACACTATATAAAAAGTATGAATGATGGGTGTGTATTCTTTTATAGTTTTAGAGATACACAAATTGTTAATTGGAATCGCATAAGCATAGACCATTATGATTATTTCTATAACTTTGCATTATATTTAAAAAAATATGGATTGAACTTGATATGGCACGATATTAAGTTTGCAAAAAAACACAAACAACCTGACGGGACATTTGATATAATGGAAAATCCTGACACCCTAAACGGAAATTTAAAATTTATATTTCAATATAAAGATCAATCTCACACTATAGACACAACACACTTCATAGGATAAAATGACTAAACTAATATTATATATGGGCGGTTGTTGCGGAGACATTGTCACAGGATTAATTGATACAAAAGGTATTAGCATACAATCAGGAAAGTGTGTTGTTCTTAAAGAAAGAGAAAAACTTAAACGTAGTTTTCAATTTGCAAATAATGCACAAAAGGATGCATATATTGCAAGTGCAAGTAGGTATTGGAATAGCTTACCTAGTCATGATGCAGATTATCACATGCAAAATAATCATCCTTATTTAGGTATTGTATGTAGTGAATTTAAAACTGCAATGTGGGCAGCAACAAGGTTTAGGAATCTACATAGAGATATAGTTTGGAAGAGAATGAGTGATGTAACTGGCGCAAAAACTATTGAGGAATATGCTAGACTAATATTAGATTTTAGTAGCATGATCAAATCATCTGCTTATGAAACTATTGAATTGACTGATATAGTTGAAGGAAATGTTATAGAAAAGTTAAAGGAGTTGACACTGTTAGATGACTGTGCTAGTATTATGTATAATCAATGGCTAGAATCGGTGTCTGACAAATGAGCCAATACTATAATAGAGTTGTAAACAACATTGCTGAAATTCCAGGCTTTATAAATTTTTACGAAAGCGAACTGGAAGAGGCAAAACGTGAATGTAATGTTAAGGGTATTGTAGAAAAAAATATTACTGCATTGCCTGGTATTACAGAACATAGATTTAATCAATTACAAGAAATAGAAGCAGTACTAAACTATCTTAATATACAGTTACGTAAAATAAGACGTAAACATTTCCAAAAATATTTAGAAGGATATGCTCGTGCATTAACAAGCCGTGATGCAGAAAAATATGTTGACGGTGAAGATGAAGTAATTGACTTTGAAACTATTATCAACGAAGTTGCATTGCTTAGAAATCGTTGGCTAGGTATTATGAAAGGCTTAGATACCAAACAATGGCAAATGGGCCATGTAGTAAGACTACGTACTGCAGGTATGGAAGATATAAGAATTGACTAGAGAAGTTGCTAAATGGGACCATCAGGCAAGTCATAATCATAGTCTACTTGCATTAAACCTATTAGATCAATTTGACGAGTTTAAACTTAGTATCAAACACATGGCTGACTTTGGATGTGGCAAAGGGTTAGATTTAGAATTCTGGGCAAATATGCATGAATGGACTGAAGATGGTGAACCAGGTCCTAAATTAAATTTTAATTGTGTAGGATTTGATTTAGATGCAGAAAAGAACACTCCTAGTAGGAAAAATATAAAATACAAAAATCACGACTTCAACACAGATAACATTGTTTGGAGTGTACCGTTTGATGTTGTTTGGTGTCATAACCTTATGCAACATATATACAGTCCAGTAGAATTCCTAGGGCGTGTTAATCGTGCGATGTCTACAGGAAGTATGTTATATTTGTGTGTGCCTTCAACTGTTAGTGTATACCAAAACAGATTTCAAAATTATACGCCAGGGCAAAATTATAACACATTTACAGTAAGTCAAATATTATATCTACTTGCACTAAATGGATTTGACGTAAAAGATTTTTATTTACAAAAAGAAAAATATACAGACCTAATACAAGTTTTGACTTACAAAGAACGAGAACCTTTACCTTACAATACGTCTTGGTATGAAATGTTTGACATGGACATACTTAACGAAAATATGAAAGAATTAGTACTTGGTAATGGAATTTTATCTGATCAAGGCTTAGTGACTAAATGGTTAGACGGTACAATATATGATTATAGGTGGCATACTTGACAACTCTAGTATTAGTAACAGGAGGTTTTGATCCTCTTCATAGTGGACATATTGCTTACTTCAAAGCAGCAAAACAATTGGCAAGTTACGGAGGCAAACTAATTGTTGGTGTAAACAGTGATGCTTGGTTACAACGTAAAAAAGGCAAACCTTTTATGCCTTATAAAGAACGTAGTAAAATAGTACAAGAACTTAGTTGTGTGGACAGATGTGTTAGTTTTGATGACAATGACGATACTGCAAATGGTGCAATACTTAATGTAGTCACACAGTTTAACTTTACAAAATTAATATTTGCAAATGGTGGTGACAGAACACAAGGCAACTGTCCTGAATATGATGTTTGGAAAAAGGATAAACGTATTCAGTTTGAATATGGTGTTGGTGGATTCGACAAAGCAAATAGCAGTAGTTGGATACTAAAAGATTGGTCAGCACCTAAAATAAATCGTGATTGGGGATACTATCGAAATTTATATAACGGTGATGGATTTCGTGTAAAAGAATTAGTAATAAATCCACACAGTAAATTATCTATGCAAAAACACGATTATAGAAGTGAAACTTGGAATTTAGTTACAGGAACAGCTAAACTGTATATAAGCAACAGACAGATGCCTGTAGATCCTGCAGTATACACTTTGTCAGTACAAAATCCTATAGACATACCCAGTAGTGTATGGCACAGAGGTGTAAATGATTCTGATAATCCTGCACATATTGTAGAGATTTGGAAAGGCCCCAGCGAGTTATTATCCGAGGACGATATACGTCGCTGGGATCCTATCAAGCAAAGCTAGGCAGTACGCATTGATAACATGCGAAAGTTCAATAATTTATGAACTCTAGCACGGTCACGTGCCTTGCAAAACCTTTTCCATGAAAATGGTCTGTAAGTCATTAGTCACCCTCCCTAGTTAATAGTTAAGGTGCGTTCCTTCAGCGATTGCTTACTTCCGCCCTTACGGGTGAACGTATATATATTTATTAATTTATATTCATAATTTCTGCAATTTTTGGATAGGTACTTGTGAAGTCTTGATTCCTACGCCTGTCTATTTCTTTAACTCTATCCCAAAATTTGCTATTTAAATCATTGTATGTAGAATTAAATATATTTGCTATCCTTTGCACTTCTTTGTACGGACTTGACTTTAAATAGTTTATAATACTTTGACGTTTGCTAATTGGAATGTTATTTAAATTAAAATAATCTGGGTTAATTACATGGCCAAAGCTAACTCCAAATCCTAAGTTTTTTGCATATCTATATATTGTTGTTAAGTCTAACACATTAAAAATACTTACTGTGGTTCTAAAGTGAATTGTAAACTTTTTTCTATCTAGCTTAGAAAATTTCTTTAGATTAGATTTAACAGTATCCCAGTTTACGCCGTTTCTTTCATACTCGAATTTTTCCTTTAAATTGTCTATACTTAAAATAAATGTAACATTATTAAACATAGATAACAACTCTAAATGCTTATAAGGAAATATAGTACCATTAGTGTTATAATGAATTCTTACGTTAGTTCTTCCTTCATCTATTAAAGTCTGCAAAATTTTTAGATGCTTTGTATCTAACAAAGGCTCTCCACCTTTGAATGTTAGGAATCTAATATCTTTAAATTGTTTAATTTTTTCTAACCAAAATTCATTATGGATGTCAATTGAATAATCTAATTCATGTATTTTTGGTACATTATTATATTTTTTATCTTCTGCATACCATAGACTACTATTATTTTTACTACATATTCTACACTTCAAATTACAACTTATACCAAGTTTTATATCTAGATTTCTAATTTTTGGATTTTCAAAAATATCAGTTGTGTAATATTCATTACTAAAGTCGATTATACCAAACTGTCTTAAACTGGTTATGTTTTTCTTTTCATCTCTCCAGCAATCTACACAAGCATCTGACTTGTTACCTTGTCTAAACTCATCTCTTAATTTTTTAAATGGCTTACTATAAAATGCTTTTTCCAATGTTGTATTTTTTATATTTGGCCATTTATATAATTTATCCTGATCTATTGCACAACATGGACTAATTGTCCCTGATGGGTTAACTTCTATTTGTGTAAAAGGAAAAATACAAAATGTTTCTTCTCTATCAAACTTAGTTATTCTCCCTGATCTAGTAAAATTTATTACATCATTACAAAACTCTTTTATAAATGTTTGTACCTCATCATCGTTACTATAGACATATATGAAAGAAGTAGGAATGTCTAAAGTTTGTATAATTTTATAAAAATGTTTCCAAAGACTCTTATCAGTTTTTTTATATGCGGTAATTACAATTTTATCATTAATATGATATTCATCTTTTTTTATAGATAGTAGGTCTTTGTACATATCTTCAAAAGGTTGATTATAATAATCACTTATTTCTTTTTCAAATATGATCACGTAATCTTCTCCATTGTAATCCAATTTCATCAGCAAACCATTCAGTATAGCTCATACGATTCAACCAATTATTTCTGTCTGGCTTACTAAGCCATTTGCCCATTTCAGTACCTACATCATATGCTAAACTATGTTCACTGACTACTGCAGGAACTCCTTGTATTACACTACTAATACCAGCATTACTACTATGGCTTACTGTAAAATATGTGTGATTCAACATGTGTTCCAAATCAAAACTGTCATATGTTTTTTGTAAATGTTTAGGTATATTCCAAGTTACACCTTGATTTTTATACCATTCTGTATCACATGACCAATGTAAACTTTCTCTAAACCGAGGATGGCTTCTAACAACAATAGGTTTATCTGTATGCTTTCTAACTTCTGTTATTGTATTCTTATAATAGGTATCCATATCTGGCATGTTACGCCACTGCTCGCTATGTCCATGTTGTCCACATATTAGTACATATTCTCCATCTTGCTTCCATGGTTGAAGTACAATACCAAATTTGTGTAATCTATCATTAGGCATATATTGATCTACTGCAAAATCTGCATCTCTGTTTATCCCATTTATTCCTAACTTCCAAGTCTTATTACGTATAAGCCCACCTACTTCTATTACTATGACAGGTTTATTTTGTGATCTAAAGTGGTCCCATATACGTTTATTGCCAGCCATACGGCCATACCATAGTACACTCCATATAAGTGCAACATCAGCATTCATGTCTTTTTCTACTAATGTATCAGTTTCTTTTATAGCATTAAGTATTTGAGGATAAACTTCATTAGCATTACCAGGAAGATTGTTAGGAAAGTAAGATATTTTCATGTTGGTTTTGCTAGTAATAAATAGTTATATGCGTACATTATCAGTATTTACCTCCTGGCATCCAACAGGATACAAAAAATATGGCAAGCAATTTATAACAGGATATAACAACTGTTGGCCAAAAGAAGTTCCTCTTACAATATACGCAGAGGATCATAATCCAGATGTTCAAGGTAATCATAATATAAAACTTAATGATCAAAGAACTACACTGCCAGATCTAAAGGCTTGGCAGGACAGACACAAAGATAATCCACATGCACATGGTTGGAATAAAGACAAAAGTAAAAAAAGTTTTTTATGGGACGCAAGCCGTTTTGCAAACAAAGTATTTGCATTATGGCACTTTGCAAAAACATGTAACACAGATATTTTTATATGGTGTGATGGTGATGTAAGAACACATACACCTATGTCTTTAGATTTCTTACATAGTATTGCTCCTAATAAAAATCAATTGGCAACATATTTAGGCAGACGTACATGGCCCGAATGTGGTTGGATGATGTTTAATCGTAATCATCCAAAGTTTGAAGAGTTTATAGAACAGTGGAGATGGATATACGAAAGTGATGACATATTCAGTCATGTTGAATATCATGACAGTTTTATATTTGGCGAACTAGTAGAAGATTTTAAATCCATAGGCGTAGAAATGAATGATTTAGGAGGCCCTGATAAAGGTGGACACATTTTTATTAACAGTCCGCTAGGTGCATATATGGATCATTTAAAAGGATTTAGAAAAGAAGTAGGAAAAAGTTTAGCAGGTGATTTAGTAGGTGGGTTCCAACATCACAGTAATCCTCATTGGCAAGACCTAAGACAAGTTACAAAGCAACAAATACGTGCAGAAAAAATGAAAAATCCACATGAATATGATGCTGCACAAGAACAAAAATCCCAAGGAATAAAAAAATGAGTAATTTAAGTGTATTGCAAAATATAAAAGAAGTATACACAAGTCCTTATCCATATGTCTGTGTAGAAGAAGCATTACCTGAGAATATTTACAAAGAACTTGAAGAAACATTTCCTGAAGAACTAGTAACAAGTACTAATCCACATGACGGCGGTATTACGTATAGATATAAATGTAAAGAAGCAAATGAAAGACCTATACCTGCCATATGGCAAGACTTCTTTGCTTATCATACATCACCAGAATACTTTAGTAAATGTATAGAATTATTTGGTCCAAGTATAGAAAAGTATTATAGTAGTGATACATTAAGAAACTTTTTAAGAGGACATGTTACAACACGTGATGTAGATAATAGTGGATCATATGTTACTGATTGTCAATTCGTTGTGCATGAACCTGTTGACCAAACTGGTACAAGTCGTACACCACATGTAGATAATCCTGTAGAAATATATGCAGGACTATTGTACATGCGTAAACCAAACGATACAAGTGCAGGTGGAAACTTTACTATACACGAGCAAACAGGAAACATAGAACAAGTAAATAAAAGTTTAGGTAGACAGGTAGCAGATAATATACATAAACCTGTACGTGAAGTACCATACAAAGCAAATAGTTTTTGTATGTTCTTAAATGTTATGGGAAGTATTCATAGTGTTACTCCTCGTATACAACCAACAGAACGTAGACGTAGTATTAATATTATTGGCGAGTTTAATGGCAATGGTAAAATGTGGAAAGTAAAAGAAATAAAAAACTAATGAAATACAGTATAGGAAAAACTAGTGGTGTATTCATTGGTGATGAAACTGTAGTAAAAATTTTTAACATAAGGAACAAAGCACTTAAACCAAGTAGAGGCACATATCAAGATTGTTGGAATAGAGAAACAACTTGTCTAAACAGACTTATAGGTGAATTGCATTTCCCACAAATTATTGAAACTTATAATGATATACTAGGTATTAAAATGACAAACACAGGTGAAAGTTTATTTAATACTTGGCGAGAACACAATCTTATGCTATACTTAGAACAAGCAAATAGGATTGCTGATACATTAGAAAAACATAAAATAAAATACTTTCATGTAGGAATGGATGGAAAAGCAAAAGTAAACAAACAAAATGTATTTCCTTTAAGTAACTTTTGTATACAAGATGGAGAATTAAGTTTAATAGATTTTGAGATGGCTTGTCCAGTTGATAGTGAAGCTGAATCTAATATGAGTGATAGGTTTAAAGAACTATATGCACAGTATAATCCAGATACATTTAGACAAACATTAATAGATACACTAAAAAGTCCAAGAGCTTGTTATGAAGCAGAACTAGTAGCAAAGTTGCCTGATAAAGAAAAAATACACGTACTTAAAGACCGTAACCCTAGAGAGGTATATAAATCAATGACTACATTTACACAACCTAGCGAAAAGATAGTAAACGAATGGAAAAAGTATCAAAAACGTTTTGGCACTGCAGATGCTATTGATAGAGTAAAACGTATGAAACTAAATGAAGTTTGTAAGCCAGAACATAAACTTGTAGATATTGGATGCAATGATGGATACATTACACAACTAGTAGCACCTATGGTAGCAAGTGCAACAGGTGTTGAACCTTTTGTAGAATTACCAGACGATAAACCTGTAAACGTGAATTGGATTAAAAAAACATTTAATGAGTTTGCTGAAACAAAAGAACAATATGATATACTATTAAGCCTTGCGGTAAGCATACAACTACGTGACTTCGGTGGACTTACTGAAGAACAAATAGTAAGTAAGTATTATGATTTAGTTGCACCCGGTGGTATAGTTGTACATGAAACACAAAAGTTAGAAAATCGTCCTAATAACGTAGAACATACAAATGCAATGATAAAAGCATTTAAAGAAAAGTTTAAAAAAATAGATCACGGTCAAGCAAGACCCAGTGGCAAACGTGAATTTTATCATTTTCAAAAAGTAAACTAATGAAACCTCTTTGTCTTGTGCCATGGACTAGTATAGATATAAGTCCACGTGGATCAATTACGCCTTGTTGTAAAATACAATCAAAGCATGAAGATAAACCAAATATTTTAAACCAAAGTATTGCTGAATACACAACTAGTGACTTTCTCAAAAATATTAAAGATAAGATGACCAAAGGTGAGTGGCCTATAGAATGTATAAGATGTAAAACTGAAGAAGACAATAGCATAAAGAGTAAAAGGATACTAGATTATGAAAGATGGAAAACAGATTGGGATACTTATACTGAAGATAGAGGTTACATAGTTGCATGTATAGCCTTTGGTAATACTTGTAATCTAAAATGTATTACGTGTAAATCTTCATCTAGTAGTAGATGGCGTAAAGAATATAATGATATATATGGCATAGATATAAAACCAGTAGAAACTATTAGTGCTGATGCAAACGAAATATATAATGCAATGCCTAATGTAATACATTTTGATATTCCAGGTGGCGAACCATTACTTAGTGAAATTTCAAAACAAAAAACACTCTTACAAAAATATGTAGATAGTGGACAAAGTAAGAACATTACTCTTCATTACACAACAAATGCACAACTTTTTCCTAGTGAGGATTGGTGGGAACTTTGGCAAAACTTTTCTGAGGTAGATATACAACTTAGTGTTGATGGTGTTGGTAGAAAATATGAGTATATAAGATATCCTGCAAGAAATGAACTTTTAGAAGAATCTATTATAAAGTATAAAAATCAACAACGCAAAACACGTAATATTAAACTTAGTGTTAGTCATACTGTTAGTGCATATAACATTTACTACCTTAATGAATTTTTTGATTGGTGTGCAGCTTATGGATTACCTAAGCCATGGTGTGGAGCAGTACATAATCCAAAGCATATGAGACCAACTGTATTTCCTAATCCTATAAGAGAACAAATTGCAAATCATTTAAAAACTAGTAGACATGAAGATGTACGTATATGGGGTAATTTTGTAGATAATAACGATAGTAGTGAATATTACCAAGAATTTTTAACTAGAAAAGATCAACACGATTTATATCGTAATTTAAATTTTGCTGAAACATTCAGCCAAGTTGAGGAGTTAATCAATGGCTTTCAATAATATTATGCAACTAGCAACTGCAACTCTAACACAACAAGGTGCGTTCAACCCTGGTGCTACTGTAGTTGAATGGGGCAATCAACGTTTTAGATACAGTGAAGGATGGATCAATGAATGTGAAAAAAGATCAGGAAAAAAACTTAGACGTCCAACGCAATACGTCTGGGAATACTTTGAGGATCTTGGGTTTAGTGATTACCTTGCTATTGATATTAATACTGAACTAAGAAGTATTGCAATGGACTTGAACTTTATTTTAAAAGACAAGTACAACTACACACAACAATTTGATTATGTAACAAACAACGGAACAGGTGAACATATATTTGATCAACGCACTGTATTTGAAAATATGCACAACTTATGTCGTGTAGGCGGTACAATGATAAATGTGTTGCCTTTTGCTCCGTGGTTTAATCATTGCTTCTATAGTTTCCATCCTGGATTGTTCAGAGACATAGCAGCAGCTAATGGATACGAATGGCGTTTTATGTGGTTAGCACAAAACACAGGAAAGTATATAGATTGTCCTACTGCAATGGATAGTTGGACACACTATGAACAAAAGAAGCCACGTATGCCACTTAGTGAACTAGAACGTGCATATGATGAACTGCACAATAGAGATGGCAAAGCACATAACGTAAGTATAGTAACTGCATACACAAAAACTAAAGATACACCTTTTCAAATACCGTTTCAAGGACGTTATGTCAATGATATTGTAGATGAACTTAAAGACGAATATAGTGCAGACAATATAGATGTAAGACAATCAGATCATAAGAGTGCAACTTATTAGTGTTATACAGGCAAACAAACATACCTAACAGTAAATGTAATTGGGTGATGGATAGTTTAGCAAAGGGTTGGTTAGGTAATGAACATCACTTCTGGGGTTTTATAAACAACAACGAATCAAAAACTAAAGAACTATCTAATAACAGAATAGATTGGTTTTTTTGGGATATGCCTTACTATGGTAGGTGGCATAAAGGTATTACAGAAGATTTTTATTGGAGAGCTAGTAAAAATCATATACACTATAGATACACAAAAGATTACCCTAGCGATAGATTTAAACAATGGAACATAACCCCTAAAGAATACACTAAGGGTACTAAGATTCTTGTATGTCCTAGTAGTGAAACAATGACCAGATATATTACAGGACAAACAGTTCAAGAATGGTTAGATAATACAGTTACTACATTAAAAAAACATACTGACAGACCTATAGAAATTAGATACAAACCAAGAGGAAATGGGACTAGTGGACCTAGTGTTGCAAAAATACCTTTTGAGGAACAGGCAAAGGATACTCATTGTGTTGTAACAAGTATAAGTTTGTGTGCAGTAGAAGCACAATTGTTAGGTATACCAACCATTTGTCATACTGCCAGTTTTGCAAAGGATATAAGTAGTATTAATATAGAAGAAATCGAAAATCCTAAACGTGTGGATATTATGCAATGGTTTTATAATCTAGCATATAGTCAATTTACACACAATGAAATAGAATCAGGATTAGCACAAGAGATACTCAATGCCTAAATTATTTGTATACGATACTAATCGTCCTAAAACATCAAACATTACCTTAGCCTTTGCAAGAGGTGCTATAAGACACAACAATGAAACTAACGGTAAATGGCAAGTTAAGCATATGCCAATAACTCATTATTTAGAATATGGATTACCTGGAGATATGAGACAGGGTGATGCGGTAGCAACACTTGGTATACTTCGTGGTACAGGTGAAATGTTAAAAGATGTTAAAGGTAAAAATTTAGATTATTATTATATAGATCATGCGTATTTTTGTCCTGGCTACGGCGGCAAATGTTGGTTGCGTGTTACTAAAAACGGACACACTTGCACTAATTTACAAACAGTTGATAAAGACCGTTGGAATGGATTTCATAAACATCATAGCTATCAATGTTTGCCATGGAAACAAAACAAAGATAGAGGACGTAACATTCTTGTTCTTCCTCCAACAGGAGCAGTAGCATGGTTTTTTAATCAAGGTCCTGACGAATGGTTAGACAGTGTAGTTAACAAACTTAAAACCCTTCTACCTGAAAGTGAACATTATCGTATACAAGTAAGACGTAAACCAAAAGAACCAGTTGTAGATGGACGTGGTAATTTACTAGAACTTAAAACTTATCCTCAACAGGATCAACCTTTGGAACAAGCACTAATGGATGCTCAGTGTGTAGTTGCTTATAATAGTATGGTTGCATTAGAAGCTACAATGAAAGGCATTCCTGTTATTACAAGCGAGAACAGTTGTTGCACTAGCGTTAGTTTTAATTTGGATGTTTACAATAATCAGTTACACCCTGGGGAGTTCAACATAGAACCAATTAATAGAGTACCGTTACTTTATTGGTTAGCATACAATCAATGGAAACGCAGAGATATAGAAGATGGCACTGCATGGCGTATGCTACAGGAACAAAACTAATGTCTGTAAATCATTTATCAAGTAAACAAATACGTGAAGCAAAGAAATGGGGCGATCATCATAAAGACGCACAGTTACCTGATCCAGAAGATATATTTGCTAAAGAACGTTGTGAGATGATAGCGTTTAAGCATCAGTTATCAGATGATTTTCCAATTGAGTTTGGTAAAGAAGATTGGAAAATTATAGACTTTGAAGACAGAGGCAAGTACAAATCTCAATATTATTTTCAAATAAATGTTGATAAACCCAGTAATGTTAATGAAGATGGTACTACTAAAGACCTAACATATGAATATATTAAAAGCACAGGTCGTCCTTATCTAGTTTGTGAGCTTAGTGCATTTAGGCAAAACAGTTATAAAGGCAATCCAGACGATTGGTATTACACACTTGGTTGGTTTCACTTTTTAAGACAGGGTTACTTTAATAATATAGACTGCCCAGGTGATAGATGGAATACTATAAAAAAAGCACAGGATATACAAGTACGTGATTGGAGAACTGGTAAAGGTGGTTATGCATTAATATGTTTACAAAAAGTAAATGATAGTACACTAATTCCTATGCATGAAACACACGGCAAATACAGACATTGGTTAATTTTAGTCATTAATCAGATTAGAAACTTACATCCAAATTTGCCTATTGTAATAAGACCACACTTAAGAACAAAGTACACTAGTTATAAAAATATACTGGGCTACATAGAAGGCGTAACACTAAGCAAAACCTGGGAAGATAGAACATTCTTCGAAGGCGGAAAAGGATTACAAGAAGATTTGAGTGGTGCACGGTTTGTGGTATCATACAATAGTAATGTACTTACACAGGCAGTACTACAGGGTATTCCTAGTTTCTGTTATGATATTCGTAGTATGGCAAGTCCAGTATGTTTAACACCTGACCAACTTGCAAACCCAAGACATGCACAGTTTATTAATAGAGAACCTTGGTTACATAATTTAGCATATACACAGTGGACTCGCAGAGAAATAAGAGAAGGACGAGCCTGGAATCATCTTAAACAAATAGGATTTTAGTATGAGTTTTAGAATGAAAATAACATATCCAGACGGAACTACATATGGCAAAATTGACTTTACTG